GAATTGTGGCTCTTGCGGTATAGTTATTGCCGCTTGAAAGATTTGCAGTTGTCATGTCAACAGTAACAATGTTTCTGACCGCTGCCTTTCCAACCAGTTCGCCTTCTGTAATCTTTACAATTTCCTCCAAAGCCGGCTGCCCAATATAGTGCTCAAAGTCATAATCTACAGATTCAGAATGTCCCACTACTTTGGTACGTTCTGTATCTTCATCCACATACTGTACACTGTGTTCTTTCGTATTTTGGGAGAATTCCAAGGTCGTGAAAGCTTCCATACGATAATATTTCGACTCACTATCGCTTGTCTGCACCTCCAAAAAAGAAAGCTTTTCCGACCGCTTTTTGACATCTAATTGATCAATTCCAACGCCCATATGATATTACCTCCATGTTTTAATTGTATTGTTTCTTTTGAATATACAACAGTGACAGCTCCATCTGATAAATCGCTGTGCTGTCACCAGTATCGTATACATATCCACTGGATAAGATTTGCAAATCTCGTGCTTTTTTTCCTTCCCCCAATGCAGGGAGATTTCCGATATCCGCCTGTTCCTCCAGCCAGTCTTGCAATTGTTCATAAAACGCCGTGTTCTGCATGTTCTGCTGTTCGTCATACACCTCACGGCTGGCAAATGCGAACTGGAATTGCCGGATGCTGCTGCCGTCCACATATTTTTTCACCACCGGATTGCAGGAAAGCGGTGCAATTTCATATCCTACCGGGTCAGCCCCCAGCTTATCAACACCGAAAATGGTGCCTTTTCGTAATAATGGACACGTCCGAAACCATGTCCGAACGGCTTCAATCAAATGCCATCATCCTTTCAGTTTTTGTGCAGCACCACGCAGAATTTCTGCCTGATGTGTCTGTTTCATTCGCTCAAACCAGAGCCGTCCACGCTGCCCATTGGCACGTCCTTTGTAATACTGGTATCCAGCATAGGGGGCAATGTAGCGGATTTTACCGCTACCAATCACGGTTCCAAGAATACCAGACTTTTTCAGCATACCGGTTTTCATGGGTACCAGCTTATCACAGTGCCGTAGGCATTCACTGTCAATGAATTTCTGTACCCGATCAAATTTTGCGGTGTATTTTTGAGAAAAATTTTGATTCCAGACCAGTTTTGCAGTTGTTTTTCCGCTGCCGGTCTGTACAGTGATAATACAGCCCCTTGGTGTTTGAATTTCCGTCACGTTGCTGTCACCTCAATATGCTGTACTGCCGGAGATCCATACAAGCAGTCTGTTACAGTCAGAATGGTGTAGCTTTTGGATTTGTCCGGCGGCTGTGAAACAGGCTGTAAGCCTTTCACAAGCAAGTCATCGTATTTTGGCGTGTAATCTGTCAGAGAATCTGCCGGAATCGCCAGATAAATACTGGATTCCTGTGCCATGTTACTTTTATTCGCATTATTATTGGCACTTTGTCCGATGCACTGCTCCCAGTACACATTTGGGATGTGGTGTACCATGTAGGCAGGAAATCCATCTGCTCCTACGCATTTTTCGTAGATGGTGCAGCCTTCGCAGTTTGTAAACATCAATCGCACCCCCTATAAAGCAGTCCAGTTCGCCCTAAGTACCGCATACAAATGCTATACAAATATGCAGAAAAACTTCTGCCGTTTAATAGGGAAGCAAGCGTTTCTGCTGGCGTGCTGTACGTCACACTGTAGTTGTGCTGTGTTTCTGATTTCTTTGCCCCTGTGCCGTCTGTAGAAGCACAGGTATATGCCTGCTGTTGCAGATAAAATGCCTCAGCCAACGCACAGCAGCACTTTTTGACTGGTTCGGCGAATGCTTCCGGCACACCGCTTTCCAGTCTGCCAAACGTCACGCTGTCCATGTATTCTGATGCACGGGCGGCTGCCGTGCGAAATACATCCGCATCGGCAATCTGCTGCCCATAGTAGAGCTCTTTGTAATCTGTAAAGTCTGCATACATCTTACTGCACCGTCAGATAGCCAACCTTGACGCACTTTTTGTTGCTGTCCAGGTCAATGATTTCGATGGTATCGCCCTTCTTTGCGGCAATTTCCGTGCCGGATGTCCATGCATTGCTGGTTGCCAGTGCCGTGAAATCCTGCTGATAGGTTGCACGCTCGGTCGGGTTGACACGATAAATAAAGCTACCGGTTGCCGTTGCAGCGGTGGTCACTGTCACTTTTCCGGATGCAAAAGCAGTCTGTACCAGTGCAATCAAAGACGGGGCAAACACGACAAGAATTGCCTGTTTCCGCAGCACCTTGTGGTCATATGCCATTCTGCCCTTGACCGCAGAGCAGTTCACATATTTGGAATCGCCTTCCAGAGAGACAATGTGCGGTGCAGAAGAAAATTCCTTTGCCCGTGTTGCAAACTTCGGATGCCCTGCAATGCATTCCAGACCGGCGGTTTCATCATTCCACTCGTAGACATTGAATCCGGCAATTCTGCCCACACAGCCGCTCTGCTTGACGGTATCGCCCAGATTGGATGCCCCCACAAAGTGGTCATCTTTCAGAATCTTTGCATAAAAGTCCGGTGTTGCCAGCAGATAGCGGCGGTTGTCCTTGGACGGAACATTTGCCTTTGTCATTCTGGTTCGCAGGTCGACAATGTCATCGTACACGGTTGCAGGGGTAGAAGCTGCCTTGGTAATCTGGGTGCCCTGTGCAATCAGGCAGCTGGAGGCATCGGTATCCATCCGGACGGCAAGAGAATAGCCGGCAGAATCCAGACGATCCGCCACCAGATTATCCGGTACCAGTTCCGCATCATAGCCGTCAATGATTTCGTTGACCGCCACATCCTTGGTGATGGTGAAATTCTCGTATTCGGTAGAGCCCACACCCGGTTCAATGCCGGCTGCCTTGTCGTAGTTTCTGGCAGAGACTTCCACATCCCGCTTTGGAATCTTGACCACGCCGGCGGCAGGGCTGCCCTCGTAGTCGTTGTTGAAAATGATACCATCTGCAAGAATGGTTTCACTTCTCATTTTTACGAGTACAATCTCGCTGTACTTTTCCTGTGCTTCATGTGCCATAAATTGTTACCTCCTGTTTATTCTGGTTTCAGATTTGGGTTTTTGGCGTAAAATGCCCGTTCCACGCCGTCCATGGAAGTGGGCAGGTGTCCGGATGTGGGAGCGGCTGCCCGTTCATGCGGATCTGGTGCAAAGGCATCCGGACAAGCTGTTTTCAATGCCTTCACGACATCCTCACCGCCCAGCAGCACGCCCTTGTCATCAAATTGCACCTCCTGTTCCATCAGCCGCCGTTTGAGATAGTCCGCATAGACGGCATTTTTCATGCCCTGCTTCTGCACAAATTTGTCAAGACCATCGCTGTACTCCTTTTCCTTGCGGTCGGCTTCCGCCTGTTCAAACTTCTGCTTCCAATCGGCAGCCTCCTGCTTGATTTTCTCCACATCCATCTTTTCAAAGGATGCAAGCTTGTCATTCGCTGCTTCCAGGCTGGTTTGTGATGCGGTCAGCTGTGCCTGCAACGACTTGTATTCTTCCTCGGTGTAGGTCTTGGCTGTCTGCTCGGTAGTTGGTTTGGTTTCCTCTGCCATGGTTTTTTCCTCTCTTTCTGATTTTTGGGTATAAAAATAGCACCCTTTCGGATGCTGATTTTTTATTTGGCTGAATTCATATTGTGACATGCTTCTGCAATCTTCATTTTTAATTCTGCGATTTTCAGAATATCAGCAGTTTTTTCACAACAATCTGATAATTTTTTTAAGCCTTCATCCATTTCTTTTAAAAATGCAAGGTATTCCGCATCAGACATACTCCATCACCTCTTTTTGATATGAAAAAAACACCTCAATGAGATGCTTTAATCTATGATTTTGATTGATTTGATATCCTCTTCATCAAGCCAAACTCCACAGGTTATTCCTATTCCTTCTTGACCATCATTATCATTTGGAGGAAGGTAGACATCAACTTTGCCTGTATACTCTTTATTTTCCATAGAAACCACGGATACTGTTTTACAGAAATATTGTTCAAGATTCATCATTTTCACCTCTTGACGGAACTACATGCGTTCTTTTCTTTGAATAGTGGAAAGCACCTCAACTGAGATGCTTTTTATATTCTTCGATTTTAGTAGGCAAGTTTAACATGGTTGAATC